CGATCAAAATCTATGACTATTACAACGTGAATCGAAATGCAGTGGTCATCATGCAGGACTTTAAGTACGATGGAGGTCTGTCTGCGGAAAGCAAAGCCGTAACGATGTAAGGAGGTACTATGGCTACAATCAATTTTTCTATTGAGGACATCAATGCTTTCCTCAAACTGGTGAGTGAACTGAATTACTCATCCGCACAAATTAACGCCAACCTTGGAAAGGCCGCTGTGTGTGCGCCTTTGAAATCTCCCAGTTTCACAGGTACTCCAAATGCTCCGGCTATCGCGGATCTAACGACCAACAGCACAAGAATCGCCACAACGGCATTCGTGCAGTCGGTGGTAACACAAAAGATCAACGAGGCTCTTGGTGGTATTGTAACTACTCTCTCCGGGATTGTAGGTGATGGACAATGAGCAGCGTAACGGACTACCTCAACAACCTTGAAGCACAGCGTGATGCTTTGGCAGCCAACCTTGCCGCCAAAGGCCAAAGTGCATCGAGCACAGAGTTGCTGGATACGCTTGTCCCCAAGGTGCTGAACCTCAAGCCTGCAAACTATGTACAGGGTGTGGAATACTATGTTCCTTCACTTACTTTTTCCGGTACTTATGCAACTGCAACTTATTTCACCGAGGCTAACTGCTCCTGTTTCCGTGATGCAGCCGGGCGCATTGCGCTGGTGATGCAAGGTGGCACAACTTCCAGTTATGAGAATCTGTATTTCACCTTGACGGATAGTTCCGGTTTAGGAGTTACTCTTGCAGGACAAAGTGTGTACACCTATGCTTCTGCAACTATCGGACAGTATTATGTTGCAGTTCTTACAGGCATCACAAAACCGGTCAATATTGCTGTGGCATTGAGCGCCAGAAACAGCACGTCTGACTATGTAACCTGTGCCATCACAGTTACCCTTGCATGAGGTGCGCCATGAAAGAACTAGTCTATAACCGCTCGCAATATGATGTTGAAAAGCGGAGAAACATAAAGGCAAAGCTGATAATGGGTGTTGCCTCAGATGAGGAATACCAGTATTGGCTGCGTGGCGAAGCCGTTCCACTGGTAGATGTGAGTGGCGAGAGCATATGCTTGACGGACGGCGAGCAAGTTAATGGCCGTGGTGGCTTTATACGAGGCGCATATAACTTCGTGGACCTTAATCGTGTCGGAGAATGGGTCAAGTGGCTGAACGATCGTTTTCACGAACTTCCGCTTCTCGTGGATGCTTATCGTGCAGAACATCTTATTGCACCAGATCCAATCTACTTACTGCCTTACGATGAAAATGCGGTTATTGTAGCGCCAAAGCTGGACTGGGCAATGGATGATACTCCCTCGCTCAAACAAGTTGAGCAGTACTTGTCCGATCTCCGGCTACTTCGAGGTGTCATCTCTTTGCCTGCAGATACTCCTGCTGTTCCACTCGATTTAAGTCGGTTGACTATTGGTGAGGCCAACGACATCGAAAAAATGCTTTTCATCATCGACACCGCCATAACGGCACTTCATGAATACAAGGACAGCCTGGTAGACAGAGCTGTCCTTTCTCCTATTTATAGCGGAGAAACTTTTACAGAGGAGGGATTATATTGAAAGATGGCATTGTCAACGGCAATGGTGATAGCCGATACCTGAAATCAGCCATACCCGCAAACATCACCTTTGCACAGTTCGTGCAGATGCTCCGTGAGGGCACCTTGCCGATTGACTTCAACGGCATCAACTCTGCCGGTTGGGAGCAGATCGGTACTCCTCTCAATAAAACCAATGTACTGAAAGACAGTACCGCAGAGGGGCTTGGCCTAGTTGTTTCCGATGATCCAACACCGGACATGGCATTTCAAAAGTTGAAGCTGAAGCATGACATTATTGCTCATCAGGGCAAACTCATCATCTCCACCCGCGATCTGGAATCTGAGTATCCTGACAACTACATTGCTCTTGATGGTCGAACCCTTACTGTGGCGGGTGTAGAGCGGTACAAAGCCGCATTTCCGTTGGTGAACTATAAGAGCACGACCTCGGTAAACACCTATGGCTCTTCGGAATTGAGTGACGGCTCTTTAGGTGTCTTGGCAGAACATCGAGGAGCCTTGTTTATCACAAACCACAATTACGGCTACATTTCTTACTCCGGTGACCACGGGGCAAACTGGAGCCGCTCCTTGAGTGGCAGCGGTGGTTACAATCCCCGCGACATTGTCCCTTGCGGTGATTATGTGGCTGTGCCATACGGCATCAACTACTCCGATAGTGATGCTTACTTCGGTGTCTATATTTACAAAGTTTCTAGCACAGGTGCTATCACAACCAACAGTAACACTGGCTACACCACAGGTAGCTACTCCGGTACTACCGTTGGGAGCTTCCCGGAAACATCATCCATTCTAGTGCGATCCGGTAGTTATCTGGTGCTTTACGACCTTGCAAACAAGAAGTCAACAGGCGTGAGTGACTCCAAGACCTACAGCATCGTTAGGTATGTCAACGGCGCCTATGCTGGCATCCGCAATGATGGTCTTATCTACGGTACAAGCCCTACTTCGTTCACTGTCAAATCCACTGCACACACAGGTCTGATTTTTTCTGTCGGATCGGATTATATGGGTGTTAGCGCAGATGTGGTTGTGGTCGGCTGTACAGATGGGTATGTAATGTACTCTACTAACAAGGGTTCAACATATACCTCTGTCCAGGTTTCTGCATCAAACACCTCCGCACTTCGCTTTATCGATAAGATCGGCAGCTACTGGTATGCATTCCATGCCACCTACTCCGGCTTGTATCGTTGTGCCGCCAACGCTTCTACGGGTGCTCCTACCGGGGCTTGGGAGCGTGTATCCGTTGAGAACGAGTCCGCCTTGATGGGAGATACCATTCCGGATACCCGAGCCTTCAAAAGGGCTAGGTTGATGGACGGCTATTATCTTATCTCTGTGATCGGCGCAAGCAAGTTTTTCTTCCTGCGAATGAATGCCTCGACGAGTGCTTTTGATGTGCTTGAAACTGAGGTTACCGCAACAGAGGGGGCATACCCGTGTGCCTACTTTGATGGAACGAACTGTGTGGTTTTCACCAAGGACAAGAACTTCATCAGCGTTAACATCATTACTGGTCGCGCTAGAAAAAAGACACTCACGACAAATCTCAATGCCAATGGTATGCCTTTGAATCATAACCTTGCGCGTCAAATTGAGGGGCGAGGCGAGATCATCCATACAGTCGATACGGCATCGAAGGAATGCCTGTTTGTTCGAAGTGGCTCTTCTTTGGAAACTTGTCTGCGTGTTTACTGTGAGGCAGCACTACCTACCTTATCCGTTGATGTAACTTCCGACATTACCTGCGGAACATATTACTGCTTCAATGCAGAATGAGGTGAGAATCAATGATTAACTATTGTCTTTACTATGACCGCAAAGGAACGCTTCTGGCCTATAAGCTTACGGGTGAAAAACCCACTCGTGCATCGAGGTCTGTAGAGCGTTCTCATTTTCTTGATATTCTAGGCCGACACGGGATCAAGGATGATATCACGGAAGATGAAAAGCGAATTGACCCAGAGGCTTTCCAGGCAATTATGGACTTCCTCATGGGGATCATCAAGGAGGTCGTTGAACCACCTCCTGCGACCGCAAGAAAAGGAAACTCGACTACTGCAAGCGAGAAAGGAGAAACTTAAATGAAAGAATTTTGGACCACTATTCAGCTGATCATTACCGCCATCGGTGGCTGGCTCGGTTGGTTCCTGGGAGGATGTGATGGTTTGCTTTACGCGCTGATTGCCTTTGCGGCAGTTGACTATGTTACGGGAGTAATGTGTGCTGTCGTGGATAAGAAGCTTTCCAGTTCGGTGGGCTTCAAGGGCATCTTCCGAAAGGTACTTATCTTCGTCATGGTCGGCATTGCTCATGTCCTGGATGCCCAGGTGATCGGTAACGGCTCCGTTCTTCGGACTGCCGTTATTTTCTTTTATATCTCCAATGAGGGTGTGTCTCTTCTGGAGAATGCAAGCCACCTCGGTCTTCCCGTACCCGAGGCTGTTAAGACTGTCTTGAAACAGCTGCACGATCGCGCAGAGGAGGAAAAGGATGAAACTCATTAAATCTATTCTTACAGAGAACCCCTGCTACAAGGCAGGACGAACCATTAATGTAAAAGGTCTTATGCTGCACTCGGTTGGATGCTCCCAGCCGAGTGCTTCTGTTTTCATCCGGTTATGGAATAAGGCATCGTATAAGAATGCCTGCGTTCACGGCTTCATTGATGCCAATGACGGCACCGTGTACCAGACCTTACCCTGGAATCACCGTGGATGGCATGGTGGCGGATCGAGCAACAACACCCACATCGGTGTTGAGATGTGTGAGCCTGCCTGTATCAAGTACACAGGTGGCGCAAGCTTCACTTGCACTGACAAGCCCGCAGCAATTGCGGCAGCGGAACGCACCTACAGGGCTGCGGTAGAGCTCTTTGCCATGCTCTGCAAGGAGTTCAGCCTCGACCCTCTGGCTGATGGAGTGATCGTTTCTCATAAAGAAGGTCATGCAAGAGGCATTGCCTCCAATCACGGAGATCCCGAGCATCTGTGGAAGCAGCTCGGTATGGGTTACACGATGGACACCTTCCGCAAGGCTGTGAAAGCAGAAATGGATAAGGCGAACCTGGATAATACCCCTGCCGACTGGGCAAGAGAGGGCGTCGAGTGGGCTGTAGCTGAAGGGCTCATGGCTGGTGGCACCAACGGAGATTTAATGCTCCGTTCTCCCATCACCAGAGAGCAGTTCTGCGTCATCCTCAAACGCTACCACGACAAGTTTCATACGAAATGAGCTACGGCCCATCAAGGAAAAATAATCCTTGATGGGCCATTATTTTTTTGCTCTTTTTTTCGGCCAAAATCAGCAAATCTGTCCAGATGGGTCATTGAGGAGAGATCTCCTCGGACAGGAGGACTCATATGACAGACTTGCAAAAGGAAAAAATCATGGCGATGCGCCACCAGGGAGTGCCCTACACGGACATAGCTGAAATGTTGGGCATCCCGGTAAACACAATTAAATCTTACTGCTATCGAAATGGACTCAACACCAAGTCGCTGATGATTGATGTGCGCTTATGTAAGAACTGCGGAAAGCAGATCCAGGGAGAAGAGACCCCCAGACAGAGAGTGTTCTGCTGTGAGAAGTGTAAGGTGAGTTGGTGGAACAAACACCGTACCGGAAGAAAGAGCACTAACATTCTGTCGCACACTTGCCCTGTGTGCGGAAAGAAGTTCACCGCTTATGCCGGGGCCAACCGCAAGTACTGCTCCCAGGCTTGCTACCACGGAAGGAGTGTGGCTGATGAAAAGTGAGATGTTTAATGCTCTTTCCGGCTATAAGGCAGCCATGTCGCAGGCTAAAATCATGCTGTCTAAGGGGCTGATCACCGCCGAAGAATACAGCATAATAGAGACAAAAATGTGCCTTAAATATGGTATCAATTTCTCCAGTTTATATCGCGAAAATGACTGGCTATATACCCCCTTTAGAGGTAATATGTTACCGACCAAGGAGGTGATATCGTGTCAAAAACCATAACAAAAGTTGCTTTTCCACCACGTTTAGAGAGCAAAAAGAGAGTCGCAGCCTATGCCCGTGTTTCGTCCGGTAAGGACGCCATGTTGCACTCCTTGTCCGCCCAGGTCAGCTACTACAATGACCTTATCCAGAGAGAGTCCGGTTGGGAGTTCGTCGGTGTTTATGCTGATGAAGCTATCACCGGCACGAAAGATTCAAGGCCGGACTTTCAAAGGCTGCTCTCTGACTGCCGTGACGGAAAAGTTGATATGGTGATTACGAAATCCATCTCCCGCTTTGCAAGAAATACGGTAACGCTCCTAGAAACCGTTCGTATGCTGAAAGCGTTGGGGGTGGATGTCTTTTTTGAAGAACAGAATATCCATACGATGAGTGCTGACGGAGAGCTCATGCTGACCATCCTGGCTTCCTATGCGCAGGAAGAAAGCCGATCCGCAAGTGAGAACCAGAAATGGCGCATCAAGAAGAACTTTGAAAGCGGAGTGCCCTGGAACGGCAGAATGCTTGGCTATCGAATGCGTGGTGGCCAGTACTATATCATCCCGGAAGAAGCCGTGATCGTGCGCCGGATCTATAAAGAGTACCTTGATGGATGGGGTGTGAATCGCATTGCCAGGGGCTTGAATGATGACGACATTCCAACGATAATGCGTGGCCAAATATGGCATCCACGCACAGTTGCCAAGATCCTCCGTAACTACTGTTACACCGGAAACCTTTATCTTCAGACCACTTTTTGTGAGGACCACATCACAAAGAGGATGGTGCCAAACACCGGACAAAAGCCCCGTTACCTTGCCGAAAATACTCACGAGGCCATTATACCTATAGAGCAATGGCAGGCAGTTCAAAGCGAAATCAACAGGCGGGTAGATGCGTATCCAACCACTGCACCAGCTAAACCGACCTTCTCATATACTGGGCTGATTAAGTGCGCCAAGTGCGGAAAAAACTATCGCCGGAGAACAACTGCAACTCAGAACACTTGGATCTGCGCCACCTTCAATACCAGAGGCAAAAAGTATTGTGCCTCAAAGCAGATACCGGAAAGCATTCTTGATGCTATTGTGGCTGAAGTCACCGATGACATCTCGCACATCACCTACATCGAAGCTGATGATGGTAACACCCTACGCTTCTACCTGGATGATGGAAGCGTTGCAACACGCATCTGGAAAGACCGATCCAGATCAGAGTCCTGGACGGCAGAAAAGAGAGAACTTGCAAGACAAAAAGCACTTGAAAGGAGTAAAGCATTATGGCGAGAGCAGTAACAGTAATACCTGCCACCAAGAACCTATTCACGGCATTGCCAACGGTATCCATTGCCAAACGCAGGGTCGCAGCATACGCTCGTGTTTCAACCGACAGTGATGAGCAGTTCACGAGCTACGAAGCACAGATCGACTACTATACGCAGTACATCATGAAGCGTGATGATTGGGAGTTCGTAAAGGTTTACACAGACGAGGGTATCTCCGGTACCAACACCAAGCATCGTGCCGGATTCAATGAAATGGTGGCAGATGCCCTCGCGGGCAAAATCGACCTCATCGTTACCAAGTCGGTCAGCCGTTTCGCCAGAAACACCGTGGACAGCCTTACCACTGTCCGCAAGCTGAAAGAAAAAGGTGTCGAGGTCTACTTTGAAAAGGAAAACATCTATACCTTTGACAGCAAGGGCGAACTTCTCATCACCATCATGTCCAGCCTTGCCCAGGAAGAAAGCCGTAGCATTTCGGAGAATGTCACCTGGGGTCAACGCAAGCGTTTTGCTGACGGCAAAGTTAGTATGCCTTATAAGCAGTTCCTCGGTTACGATCGTGGAGAAGACGGACAGCCGATCATCAATGAGAAAGAGGCTGAGATTGTCCGTTTGATTTACCGCCTATTCCTACAGGGAAAAACCCCGTCCGGCATCTGCAAGTGCTTGATGGAGCGTGAGATCCCCACACCTGCTGGCAAGAGCAAGTGGAGACAGTCCACCGTTTTGAGCATCCTTCAGAATGAGAAATACAAGGGTGATGCCTTGCTGCAGAAGAAGTTCACCCTGGACTTCATGACAAAGAAGCAAAAGGTCAACGAGGGTGAAGTTCCGCAGTACTATGTTGAGGGCAGCCATCCGGCAATCGTTACTCCGGAAGATTGGGATCTGGTACAGGCAGAGGTTGAAAGACGCCAGAAGCTAGGCCGTTCTTATAGCGGATCGAGCATCTTCGCAAGTAAGCTGATCTGCGGTGATTGCGGTGGTTTCTACGGGCAGAAGGTTTGGCACTCCACGGATGCTTACCGCAGAACAATCTGGCGCTGCAATGGCAAGTTTGACGGCCAGGCCAAATGCGAAACGCCTACCCTCACAGCCGAGGACATACAAGGAAAGTTCATCCAAGCATACAACGAGCTCATGGGTGGCCGAGAGCAATTGCTTGAAGCCTGCGAAGAGATGGTTGCGGTGGTCGGTGATTATTCTGCCCTTGATGCAGAAATCGAAAGCCTCACCGAGGAGATCCAGGTGGTGGCAGAGTTGGTGAGCCAGTGCATCAAAGACAATGCCACAACGGCACAATCCCAAGAAGAGTATAACCGCAAGTACAACCGCCTGGTCAAACGCTATGAGGTGGCTACCGAGAAGTTGAAGAAAGCCGAAGCCGATCGAGCAGCCAAAGCGGTGCGTGAACGGGATCTGCGAGTCTTCATCACGGCCATAGAAAAAAGACCCCTCGCCATTGACGAATGGGACGAGGAGTTGTGGATGACCTTCTTGGAAACGGCCACAGTTTACAAGGACGGAAACATATCCTTTAAGTTCAAGGATGGTACGGAAATTGAGGTCGCTTAAACGCGGAACTCCTCACTACCGATGATGGTGGTGAGGAGTTTTTTCATTTTTTAGGAGCCTTGCCGTGTAACGCAAACAGCACCCCAACGTGGAGTGCAGATGCGCCTTGGTGGCCCTGTCGTTTTATTTACTTATGTTGTAGCCTCGGAGAACCTGTTTTATTGCTCTCATGCTCTCCAAAAGAATGCGACTTTCTTCCTGCGAACAGTCAAAAAGTATGTCCATTTCCTCTTCGGTTCTGGCGGTGTTTGCTGATAGTAGATTTCCGGCAAGCAAATCATCCGCCGACACGTTTAGTGCGTTTGCAATGTTTAACAACATCTCAAGGCTTGGTGCTGCCTCGCCCCGCTCGATATTGCTGATATAAACCCTGCTTGTTTCGGCTAGTTCCGCAAGTTCCTCTTGCGATAAGCCGTTCTGTTTTCTATGGTGCCGAACTCTGGCCCCTATGCTTTCACAATCCAGCATTTTATCCTCCTTTTCGGGGGCCATCAAGGTGCTCGTATATTACCTCTACGTTGAAAATATAGCAACGCTGTGTATTTCAACTATGCAAGGTAACAATGCAAATACCCACCCGGCACATTGCATCCTTGCCGGAATGTATATTGCCAACTTACACACCGCCGTAAGTGTAAGCTGTGGTTTATGGTAATGCGCAACGAAGCAAATTATAATATACGTACTACTTTCAAAGTAACTTTGTCGGGTGTGACAGAAAGGATACTATGATGCTTGATTTATGTGATGGTCAATTGAAATTGTATAGCAGTGTAACAGAAACCGCTGTTGACTGGCTGTGGTATCCGTATATTCCGTTTGGGAAAATCACCTTGATACAGGGCGATCCTGGGTGTGGCAAATCCACATTGATGATGAACATCATTTCCGCTGTATCAAATGGGAGTGTTGCACCGGACGGAAGGAAACTGAAAAAGCCAATGCACGTTATTTACCAATGCTCAGAAGATGGTTTGAGCGACACAATCAAACCCCGCCTAACTGCTGCCGGCGCCGACTGCGCCAATGTTGCGTTTTTAGATGAAGAGATAAACTGGGTGACCCTTAATGATGACTCTGTCCGCAGAGCCATAGCAGATTTTAATGCAAAGCTATTAGTAATCGATCCCATCCAGGCTTACCTCGGAGAAGCGGACATAGCAAGTGCCTCTGGGATGAGAAAGGTTCTTCGCCAACTTTCGTTGTGGGCGGCTATGTATGATTGTGCAGTTGTATTAATAGGACATCTTAACAAGAAACAGAGTTCTAAAGAACTGTATCGCAGCCTGGGTAGCATAGACCTTGTGGCGGCAGCAAGAAGCGTAATACACGTTGAACACTTACAAGATGATGCCATCTCCGTTATCCATCATGTGAAAAGTAGTCTTTCCCCAAAAGGACGGGACTTGTTCTTTTCCATTGATGCCTCACGAAAGTTGGAGTGGTTAGACATCGATCCCGACAACTACTCAGGTAGTGATGTCGCATTCGAGGTACAAGAGAAAATGACCAAACAGTCACGGGCGGCTGATATTCTCCGCGTAATGCTTGCAGACGGCCCTGTGGCTGTTTCTGAAATTCATACTCTGTTTAACAAAGAGAACATCAGTGAACGGACAATAATGAACACGAAGAAAATGATGGGCATTAAATCGATCAAAAGAAATGGTGCGTGGTACTGGCAAATACCCAAGAGTACCACAACTTATTAAGAGGGAGAGTTATGGCACATATCCAAACGAGGGAGCAACTCCGACAAGTTTATCAAAAGGTGGACGACAGCACCAAAAAATACATCCCGGCAAAACCGAAGGCGGATCTGTATGGTGAGGGTCATATTTACCGCGTGTGTGCTTACTGCCGAGTTTCTACAGACAATGACGAGCAGTTGTCCTCGTTTGAACTGCAACAGGCACACTATCGCCAATTGGTAGAAGACCACCCCAACTGGGAACTGAAGCGCATATACGCTGATGAGGGTATCTCCGGCACCTCGCTGAAAAACAGAGATCAGTTCAATGAAATGATCGCCGAGTGTCAGCGTGGGACATACGATCTTATCGTCACAAAAAGCGTATCTCGATTTGCCAGAAACCTAGTAGACTGCATCTCCCTTATCCGTATGCTGAAGGGCTTGAACCCACCCGTAGGTGTCTTTTTTGAAACTGACAATCTCTATACTCTTTCGGAGAATACAGAGTTTATGCTGTCCTTCCTTGCGACTTTCGCACAGGAGGAGTCCGTCAAAAAGAGTGAGGCCATGAACTGGTCTTTGCAACAGCGGTTTAAGGATGGCAAGCTGCTGACTCCTGCACCATTAGGCTATGATCGACCGAAGGATGTGACTGGGAGATACATAAAATATGCGCCTCTTGAAGTGAATGAGAGTGAGGCAAGAATTGTACGCTTCATCTACGATGCCTACCTTGCAGGATGGTCACAGGATCAGATTGCTTCGTTGCTTACGGATATCGGATGTGAAACGAAGTCCGGCGGTACAGAATGGAATGGTGGTTCTGTTGGTTACATCCTTACCAATGAGCGGTATTGCGGAAGCGTCCTTACCTGGAAAACCTTCACCGCCGATCTTTATGAACACAAACATAGGAAGAATAATCAAGACCGTGATCAGTACCTGTATACCAAGCATCACGATCCTATTGTCACCGTTGAGAAGTTTGAGGCCGTGCAAGTGCTTCTGGAAAACCGAAAGCATCATATGCGTGGCGGACTTCCGCTCCTTCACGTCATTGATGAGGGTATTTTTAGAGGATTCATTCCGATCAACCACCATTGGGTTAATGACGATCCCGGCACCTACTACGACATTTCAAATAGTGTCCGGCAGCCTAGTCGTACAAAGGCAATCAGAAAAAACACCTTTAGTGCCTTTGACCTCGATGGCTACCAAGTTGTCCGCAGCCAATTTCTCCAACTCCGCTACGAGGGGCCGGTTATCAACATCTCAAAAGAACGAATCTCCTTCAACAAGTTCTGTGTTCAGAAGTTCGATAATATTGCCTACATTCAATTGCTCCTGCATCCGGCAGAACGGCGCATCGCAATCCGCCCATGCAAGAAAGCAGATGCTCACAGTATCCGGTGGCGTCCAGACCCGGAAAAGCCTGTGTACTCCAAGACATTAAACTGTCAGCATTTCGGCAATGCCCTCTACAGCATCATGGACTGGAATCCAGACTATGTTTATAAGATCCGAGGCACCTGGGCTTCTCGCGGATCGGAGCAGATAATCGTTTTTAATCTGCCGAATGCCGTACCCGCTACGCTCTTGCCGTGCGAAGATGGCGACACCGCAAAAACAAAACGGCGTGTCGAGTTTTGCCCGGAAGAGTGGGATGGAGAGTTTGGTGACGGATTTTATGAACACGCCCTTGATAACGGATTTTACTATATCGCTCCCAATACTGAGTGGAACTCTCAAGCAAGTAGCATTCTCGCTCCTGGCATGGCACAGTTCTCCTCCGCATCACCGGAGCAGCTTCAAATGTCGATTGAGAATCTTATGAGAGGAATTGGTACAGAAGATGGGGAACCAACCTGAATACTATTTTAACAACAGCATAGTTTTAGAGAATAACCCCGAGGAAATGGAAGAACTAGTGAACCTCGCGGGCTATCAAGTAACAAAGGCAGAATTGTTTGCCCACTCCCGTGAACCTGCCATTACCATCTGGGATAGCAGGATTAAGTTCAATATGGCTTGCTTGAGACGCTTTCCTGGGGTCACCCACATACAGATCCTTATTCATCCGGAGCAGAAGAGGCTGATTATTCGTCCGTGTGATGCAGATGCCCCGGACTCTCTACGTTGGGCGCGTGGTGGCGGCGAAAAAGAACTCATGAACCGCGATCTGATATGTAAGATCTTCGCAGCCAAGGTGTTTGACCTTATGGGGTGGGATACCCAGTATCGCTATAAGATGATGGGCAAGCCCGCTGTGTGCGATGGCGAAATGCTTTATCTTTTCAAGCTTACCGATTTTGAATTGTTCGTTAAAGGTAAAAAGTCAAAGTCCTATCTGCCCGGTGAATGGCGGGAGTATTTCGGCACTCCTGTTGAGCAGCATGAGGAGTCCTACAAGATTAACCTTGCCGATGGATACATTACAACCGATAAAACATAAGGAGGTATTATCATGAACACTATTAACCCTATTGAGGAGGTTTCGCTGGAGGGTTTCCAAATTGTTGCATCGGATATGTTCGTTCATCTTCCTCGTAAAAGTGATGCGACTTGCTCAATCTGGCCGACAAAAATATCCTTTAGCAAATTGGTGCTTTCTTCACTGAACAACTGTGAGTACGTGCGGATCGAGGTAAACCCACATACCAAGTGCCTCATAGTCTTGCCTGTATCTTCATCAGATAAAAACAGCATTCGCTGGATCAAAGGCACAAAGACTTACAGCGTCCGCAATATGGAATCCAGGCGCTTTGGAGAGCAGATTTATAAATCATGGGGCTTGGATATGGAGTACAACTATCGTGCTATTGGTCGCCTGGTTACGGCTAACCAGAAAGTAATGATGTTGTTTGACTTTAATGACGCAGAAAGCTGGAAAACCAAAAAGGACGACAAGTAATATGACCGACACATACATCTCCTTCTATCTCCGGCATAACCGAATCCACATATTTGTCGACGCTCTGCGTAGCATTGGAAGTCCGAAATATGTATGCTTTATGATTTCTGATGATGGGGACACCCTAATCATGTCCCCATACAGAAAAAAGGACTTTCACTCTCATCGTGTCCCTCAAGATGTTTACCACGGGATCGGTAGCTTTAACTTAACAAGTATCCGTCTGTGTCAAATCCTTACGACCGAGTTTGGCTGGGACAGCAGCAAATCCTATCGTGTCCCTGGGTGGTTTGACGAGGAGAAAAGAGTAGTCGTTTTCAACCTTCGATTTGCAAGCAAAATAAGAAAATGAGAATTGTGAAGAATGCCATCCGATGCAAACTCTGCGGAGATGAAATCGAATCAACAAACAGGCACCAATATGTAAGCTGTAGTTGTGGAGCCTGCGCCGTTGATGGCGGACACGATTATCTGCGTAGATCATTCGCATCGAAGGACTGTTATGATGATATCTCCGTAGTGATTGCGACTGAGGAAGAAAAGAATCCCGTGAGCGTAACCGATGGTAACTCATCACTGTCACAGGAAAAAGACCCCCAACCTCAATGATTCCAGAGGTTGGGGGCAACTTTATCCAGGTGTATTAGTCCTTTCGATTAATGGGGGCTACAAGTCTGTCTTTTAGAAAAACAGCGTGAGTGTAGTAGTTCAATGAGAGGGTAATCTCTCTGTCGAATATTTTTGTGAAAAAGCATATGGAGTCTGACATCTCGATGATGTTAATGAGGAACACCGCATTTCCACCACAATCGAATGAGTAGTCAACGGAGATGTGGCTGTCATGCTCTACGATCTTCGTGTCGAAATCATACAGCTCCGCCACCTCTATGGCTGCCTCGACATAAGCCTTACGCTTGGCATATCTGTCCGGGAGCAGTACCAATGTGGTGTCCAATTGAAGCTGCTGAAGGTACCGCATACCATCACCAGGCTCGTATTCTTCTTCGAACACATTACCATTATCGTCGGTCACCACAGGCTCAGTTTCATTTTCTTCGGTTGTAGCCCAGTTTATTCTCTCGCCCTTATGCTCGTACAAAACTTTTTCCATGGCAATACCCCCAAAAACTCGTCTTGAACACATAATAGCACGGATGATGGAATGCTTCAAGTTCCATTGAATTGAGCGTGAGGTATGCACCGCTTTTCTGCTCAATGCACCGCTTCGGCTGAAAATGCACCGCTTTTGCACCGCTTGCAGTTCGTATCATAATTTGCGTTTGTAGCCAGTAAATAACTCGTCGTTCGTTGGACGGCGAGTTATTTTTTTGCTCTGCCCGGATGGATTTGAGCCGAGCGACCTCCGCGAGGTCGTGGGCTTGCGCAGCGAGCGCCGCCGGCGGCGGATGAAGCGAGCGGAGCAAGGGGTGAGAAAAGGAGTCGGAAGCCCCCTCTGCGGGGCGCGCCGACGACTATTTCGAACCCTGGGCCTTTCAAATCCCACCCCCGCAACCATTTGGAATAGCATCCGTAAGGGTGCTGTTCTTTTTTTCCCGGGGGATTTGAACCTCCGCCGCCCAAAGGGCGGTCTATCAGATCCCCGGGGCCCCCGCAAAACCGCAGGTTTTGTGGGGTGAATCCCAAATCCCACCCCCGCAACCAGTAAAAACACGCATCGTCCACTGGACGGTGCGTGTTTTTTGCTTATTGCCGAAGTGGATTTGAGCGAGCGACCTCCGCGAGGTCGTGGGCTTGCGCAGCGAGCGCCGCCGGCGGCGGATGAAGCGAGCGGAGCAAGGGGTGAGAAAAGGAGTCGGAAGCCCCCTCTGCGGGGCGCACCGACGACTATTTCGAACCCTGGGCCTTTCAAATCCCACCCCCGCAACCATGGCGAGTTGACCTGGGGCGTAGTTGACAACTACGCCTTTTCTTGTATTTACCGACACCTGGGGTGCTGGGAGTGGGAACACATCGGGGATGAAGATGGCTCCCACACAGTTGTAATGGATTACTAGGTGCTGCTCCCATATCCCGTCGATCTTCTCCGCTTGGTGGACTTCGATGTGATCGATCAGTTCATTGAGCATCCTGGGGATCAGGGTCTTGGCTCTGGTGTATTTGCGGACGGTGGAGATAAACATATCCGCCGTTACGGACTTACTACTGAGCTTGTCCATTTCCGCACGGAGGGTCTTGATTTTCTCAGATATCTCCTTTTGTTCATCCTCATACCTACGGGACATTTTGGCAAAGCGGTCATCAGAGAGCTTGCCGGAAACATTGTCCTCATAGATACGCTCGAACAATCCATCCAGTTCTTCATCACGGGCTTGCAGGGCTACAAACAGGTTTCCCACAGTAACGCCGGATCAGGCAGTTTACGCACATTCCCACAACGCCTGCTACTACGAATATCCATCCCTTCTTTCCTGAAATTTAAGATGAAATTAGGAAAATAATGTGGTAAAATTATAAGCATAATGGGGGTGTGG